GGCCCTTGCCGGCCCTGTGGCTGTCCGTCGCTGCTTCAGTGTCACAAACTCACTCAACTGCAGGTGGCAATAGGACCGCTGCAAAGCCGTCTCTGCCGGGTCGGTAAACATCACCACCCACGTTGTTGTCACGTTGCCCCGCTTAACTCGGAACGTGTCGCCGGCAGTCACTGCTGTGGTGCTGGCTGGCGTCCAGATATGTGCCCTCCTGATCGTCTGCCGTTCGGGCTGTTCAATCAGTCGGACAGTGCGCGGGATCACCACGTTTGCGGAATTCGTCCACGCGGCATGCTCACCGAGTTCGTCGGTGTTCAGGATCGCGCAAACGTCCTCCGCAAATTGGTCTCTCAGGCTCATCGTGCGCGGCTCGGCTGAGGTGTGGCTGTGGCAGATTCTTCCAGCGTAATGAAATCACGACTGGCGAGATTCTGCACCATGACATCATCAACTTCGTTGACGGTCAGCGTGATCGGCTTACCGTCTGCAACTTCCAGAAATGCACCCGTTGAAAGACGGCTGCGGAAGTGTCGTTTGTGGGTTTCCTTGTGACGGCCTTCCGCCGCCTTCCCCAGTCCGATTTTGTATGTTGGCATTGTCCAAATCCTCCCGCCGAAAAGATGCTGCCACCGCATGGCGGATGCAGTGGCAGCCGCCGGCAGCCGTCGCTGCCGGCGTTGCTCAAATCACACCGCCGTCATCAGGTCGTCAGAGTGCAAAGAATCGACGTCCACCATGCGAAGTATCCCACGTTGTATCGGGCTTCGGTCATGAACTTGACGTCCTTCGTTTCGAGGTCGTCAATGCCCTTCATCATGCGGGTCAGCGGCTCACGTCGCTGGAACACGAAAGGCTTCACGGCCTCGCCGGTCTTGAACAGGTACAGCTTCACGTCACTGGTCAGGTACGGGCTGGACACGATGTTCGGACGGTCCACAACAACGTTGCTGCTGTTGCTGATCAATTCCGATTCCAGTGCGTCATACACCAGATCACGCAACGCCAGCGGAACCAGCAACGTCAGGTCATTCAAGCGGCCAACCGTCGGGCGGTTGTACAGCTTGCCCTGATCGTTCTTGAAGGCCAACATCGTCCGAATCATCTTTCGGATTGCGGTTTTGATTTCCGCCACGGTCGGTGCTGACGTGCTGGCAACGGTGCTGGTGATGTCGTTTGACTGCGTGCCGCTGTTGCCCCACACGTGGTCAGTGTCAAAGAAAAACTGACCGTCAAAGCACGCCGTGCTTTCGCCCTGTTCCAACACAGAAAACCACAGCTCATCAGGGTGATGCGCGGCTTCGATGCCCAACTGCTCCAGAACCGGCCCGTACTGCCCGAGGTTGTCGTCAGCAAGGTCCGTTTTCTTGATCAGCAGGCTGCTTTCCCAGTGCTTGTTTTCCAGCACGAAATTCGCAGCCCGCAGTTCGGAAAACTGACGCTCGCCCAACCACTCACGCATCCCCGGCATGTTGCCGATCCATCCGTACTTCTCGGATGTCCGCACGCTGGAAGCGTCGTAGCAGACGGTCGGATAAAACGGAGTCGCTGCGGCCACTCGGTTGTCAAATTTTGCAGTCAGATCACGCAGCTTGACCTGTGCTGATGCAATATCAATCGCCATTGTCGAAACCCTTTCAGGTCAAAAATGATCAGCCCAGAACGTCAATCATGACATCCATCTGAGTTGCGGAAACGTAGTTCACAGCCCGACCGATTCGGGATGCACTCGTGCTGGTTGCGGTCGTCGTGAAATTGTCCGTGGCGTAGATCAAATCTCCCGCAGTCGCCTGCGTGAAACTGGTGCCAGTCAGACGGAAAACGCCCTCAGTCCACAGCTCCACGACCTTGTCACCGGCACTGCCGCCGCTGTTGTCGCACTGCTGATACACGATGCCCGCAAACGCGTTCGCCCCGGCGTTGTCGTCATTGGTGACGTATCCAGTGGACGCATCCCAAAAGGCAATCGTGTTCTGATACAGGTTCACGGCTGCTGCTTTGCACTGGACGATATCGCCAGCGTCCTGCATTAACACCACCTGATTCGCTGTTACTGCCATCGGTCAATTCTCCTTACTTCTGAAGTGGTTCCAGCCCGTCATCAATCCGACGGCTGCGGATGTACTGATCTTCTGAAACGCTCAGAAGGTGCTTGTGCTGTGCAAACTCGGCCCGGTACTTCGCATTCGGATCTGCCGGCGGTTCCGGTGCTGCGTCCAGCACACTGCCCCGCTTGCCCATCAGATCTTTCAACGCCGCTTGTGTTTCCTCGACACTGAATCCAGCATCAACGAAGGTGTTGAACCTGTCAGCATGTCCGGCCAGGTCGCACAGTGCTCGGATCTTTTTGCAGCGGTCGCGCTCGACCTGCGCCAGATCGGCTGTGCTGCTGGTGACAATTTCAGGCACTACCTCGACGGCAGACAACTCGGCAACCGGCTGTGTTTCCACGGCTGGCTGTTCGGGCTGTCCAGGCGTCTCTGCAGGTGCCTGCGGCTCGGTTTCGTCAGCCATCGGCTGCTCTCCCTTGCTTGCAAAATAGCGGTCCAGAAATGCTGCAATGCGGCCCCGGACCACGTCGGGCGGTGCATCGCCAAAATATGTACTCAGCAGGGCGGTTGCCTGTGCTGGAAGGTCTCGCAAATCGGCCTCAAGCGAGAACATGCCGCCGCGTGTCGCTGCCGGATCGTCTACCACGTCGCCCGCTTTGATTGCCTGAAAACGCATCGGCCACATGCCACGCTCTGACTTTGGCTTCGTGTCGTTCGCAGCTGTAAACGCCTGCAGGTCTCCCTGGTCAAGCTTCGTGGCCAGACTCACCCCAAACGATTCCGGGTCTGACTCCGCCAGATCCATGACGTAGTTCCCGAGGTCGCCCTGCGGACTGGTGAATGCAGCGTCCGCGATGTGCAGGTCTCCGCGTAGCGTGTCGCCGTCAATCCGCAGATTCTTCCAGCGGCCCAAATAGCTGCCCATGCCATCGGCAGACATATTCGGGTGAGTGAATCGGGCTTTCAGTCCGTTCGGGCTGCGTGTGCTCAGTGCCAACGCCTGATCCAGCGTTTTTGCGTCAACGGTCCACGGTCTCACCTCCGCGTCGTTCAGGTTTCCCACCTGCATCAGTGACGCGCCGAAAATGACATTGGCCTTGCGGTCAACTCTGACAGGAGGTGCCGGAAGTCGATCAGTCCGGAACATGCCCGGATCTGTCAGCGTTTGGATCGTCTTCATTGTGCCTTGTCCCTCGCTTCCATCTGCCGCTTGATTTTGCTTGACCAAGCCTTGCCGGGATCGCCGCCCCATAACGCCCAAGCAATCCGCCCATTCGACGGATAGCCCGGCTCGCCGGGTGAAAATCCTTCGCCCTGTTTGTCAACTTCGTGGCGTGCAAAGAATGAGACCATCCGCCCGATTGTGCTTGGACTCATGGCCTTGCCATTGCTCAGGTCTCGAGCGCGTGCAATGCCCACCGCAGTGCCACCGCGTTTGAATTCACGCCGCCATTCAAGGCCCTGCTTTGCTTCGGCTCGCACACCTGCCGGCGGTCTGAAATCGATGCCCGTGTATTTCTTTGCCACTGCCAACGTCGCCACACTGTAATCCGCTCCGCTGTCCTGTTCGTCGTCATCCGGATCGTCTGGCATGTCAGGCTGGTCTAACTCCAGATCCGCACGATACGCTGCCATGCGGGCTTCCATGTCGGCTTTCGCCCGCTGCTCACGTTCAATCTGCTGCAGCGTTTCGTCGAAGTCGCGGCCACGGCTCGCAAGGCTTTCCGTTTGCGTCGTCAGGCCTGACTCAATCGCCAGAATATCGGCCTGCACTTCCTTCTGTGGATCGACCCACGGCCAGCCCGGCGGAATCCACTGGTGCTGTAGGAAATGCTCGCGGTGCTCCTCGTACTTCACCGGATCGACCGGCAAAACACCCTGCACAACCGCCCGATCAATGAACCGTGCCCACACCTTGCGGAAGACCTGTTCAATCAGGCAGGACTGCCATACCTTGAACGTGATTCGGCCATCAATCAGGGCAAGACGCCCGCCGCTGAAATTGTTCGTGAACTGCTTCGCCAACAACTCGTAAGGATACCGCAGCGCGGCAGCAACCCCATGCAATGACCACTCGACATACGGCGCCAGTGTCGTGCCCGGTCGCGCCGGGTCGCTGAACGTGATGCCCTCGCCGTCGGCCAAATACTGAATGCTGCCGGGTGCCAGATCCTCAAGATTGCTCCGGCTTCTACCGGCTTCTGCCAGTGTCACCGGATCAGTCACACCCGTGACGAATGCCCCGTGGCAGGCTGCCACCTGTTCGGCAATCAGGTTCGCATACACAAAATCCTTCAAGTCCTTCAACTTCGGCATGGCTGGTGCCAACCACGGCACACCACGCAACTGCCCCGGCGTCTGCTCTTCATAGCAGTGCAGAAGATCGTCCAGACTGACCTCAGTTTCCCGCAGGTCGTAACCGTAGGAATCATTCGGCAGCGTCTTCGTGACGTATGCCGCAATTGGCTTTCCTTTGGCATCCAGTCGCAGCCCCAAACGCCGAATGGCAGTCGGTGCCAATGGCCCATAACCAAACAGCGGAATCCGCTGCGGATGGATGACCTGAACCGTCAGCGTGACGGGCTTTGCTGGGTCGTCATCGTCTGCCATGTGCAGCCACGATTCGCCGAAAATCGCGTTGCACCGCTCCAGCATCCGCTGCTTCGTGTGCCAGCCTTCAGCCTCAGCCCACTTCTGAAACAGCCACTCAGACATCGCGCGGAAGTCTTCGGCCTGTTTCGGTGTCAGGATGCCGCGTTCCGGCTGCACTCGACACTGCGGACGAATGCCCACGCCGATGACGTTGTCAACTCGCCCGTTGATTGCAGATGCCGCGAAAACATCGGTACGGTACAGATCCACCGCCCGGTCAATCAGCGTTTCCAGCTCGGACTGCAATGCATCGTTTGTGGTCAGCTTACTGGCCAGCCACTTTTCCCCACGCAGGCGGTCATGGTCCGCCGCTTCCCACGCCGTAAACCGCTCAGCGGCTCGCTGTGCCATTGCCAGACGGATTTCGTGGTCAACACGGGCTTTGACCCGCTTTGATGCGAGCGCGGGGCTTACGGCTGCAATGACGCGGTCCAGTCGCGTCTGCCGTGCTGCTGCATCAACTCTGTTGCGCAGGTCAGTCATTGCGGAACCTCACAAGATTCCGAGACCGTCCGATGCCGCCGGATGCCTGGCGGCGCAGGTCTGCAATGCGTGCGTCCAGCTCTGCCAACCACGTGCTCGTCGGCTCCTTCTGCACCATCTGCCCGTCAACGGTGTAGCTCACCACGGGCGCACCGGACAGCAAAGCACCCTCGACTTTGTCGCGGATACCCTCAAACAGTGCCAGACGGTCTGCAGCGGATCGTGCCATGCTGCCACTGTCGCAGCAGGCCGGCCAGACTTCCAGCCCCGGTTTCCAGACAACTGGAAGTCAGCGGGCTTTCCGTCGTTCTTCGCGTGCCTTTTCGTAGGCGATGGCAGCCGCCTGCTTTGGCGGTCTGCCTTCGCGAATCAGCAGCCGGATATTTTCCGCAATAGCCTGTTTTCCGTAGCCCTTTTTCATCGGCATTTCTCAGCCCCTCCGGATCACAGTCTGAAAACGATTGCCACACCCACAGGCTCTGTACTGTGTCGAAAACTCGCCTGTGGTCGCTGTGTGCTGGACGGGTGAAAACTGGCCACACTGCGGACACGCACCGCAGCCGGGAACCCTGTGTGGTGCCGTGTAATTGCGTTTGACGTATCCCGGCGGTTTCAGTGGCTTCATTTCCAACCTTTCACGAATTTTTCGGGCTTTTTGCCTGAAATAACGCCGTTTTGTGGCCGATTTTCAGCGATTTTTTCGGCCCGTTTTCGCTCGAATTCTAACACGGAATGCCCCACAAACGCCAGATAACACGCATCCAGCAGGTGGTTGCGTGAAAATGTTTGCGTCCACTTCGTCACCGTGCCCTTGCCCACCTGGAATTCCTGCACCTCACGCTCTGCGGTCAGTTGTTTTGCCACTTCCATCCGGCCTTCCGGCTTATCCGTCCGTGGCAGCAACAATGCCGCCGCACTTGTGGCTTCCACGCTCAACGCCTGATGCACTCGCCGCTTCCAGTGGTCCGCGTTGTTCTGATACTCGCGATAACGCTTCGTGCCGTCCAGAAACGCCACGTCGTGCCAGCCCTCGCCAATCCTGAGTGTGATTTTGCTTTTGTCTTTCGGTGCGTGGTACGTCGTGCCTGAATGCTGCTTAAATCCGAACCCCTTGCACGTGTTCCACGTGTCATTCGTAGCGACGATGGACCGAATCAGATCCGTTTCCCAGCCGGCGTCAATCATGACGATTTCCGCCCCGCGTTGTCCGCCGTTCTCCAGCTCCCAGCCAGCCTCAAATTTTTCCATCAGCAGCCGCACAGCCTGCCGAATGGCTGTCGGCAGGTCCGTCAATTCTCGCTGGATCGGCTCATATCCGTAGTCCACACAAAACGGCTGCCCGCTCGTGTCGTGTTTTGCAATCACGAACCAGTCCAACTGTGCCGCTCGCACGTCCACACCGGCTGCAATGCGGCTGCAATCTGCCGGGACCAGCCCCCGCCTGTACTGGCTTTGGCGGTGCATCACGGTCTTCCAGTCCAGTGGCTCAACGGCCGTTTCCTTTGGCTTCGCCGGCAGTGCCCAGGTCCACTGGAGAATCTCCCGCTCTGAGTTGTCGCGGTCAACCTCCCGCATTCCTCGCCATTCATCCGCCCCGACGATGCCAGCCGTGACGAAGGTATTCGTGGCTGCTGAATAGCGGAATCCCATCGTCTTCGTGGCTGGAATCTCCCCGTGCACAGATCCATCAGGCAGGATGATTTGCCCACGGTGCCGCAACCGTGCCTGTGTCAGTTGTTGGATCCGCTGCCCGTCGTCAAACAGGATGCCGCACGCAGGGCAGGCCCACCGGCTGGCAATCTCCGCTTCGGCCTCGGTCGTGGCCTCATGGTAGCCGATGAGGTTGTCTCGACTCGGCGCGATGAACTCCCCGCAGGAATGGCACGGGAAAACCACCTCGCCGGCGGTGCCTTGGCTCCACTCCTGCCAGATCCGGCCAGTCTCGACCGTGACCGTGGATTCCAGATAGATTCTGGCCTGACCGCTCGCACGATAGGCACGCACTCGGCCTTCCATCTGCTTCAGCTTTGTGGCTTCGTCTGACTTGCCGCCGACTTCGTCCAAGTGGCTCACCTCCGTGACCACCAGCACCGGACCCGTGAATCCAGCCCGCTTGCTGTCATCTCCGCCGGCTGAAATGAACTTCAACGCCGCACCATTGCCGAACTGAATCAGGCTCGGAGTTCCGCCGCCAGATCCGCTGCCCTTGCGTGGCAGGTATTGTGCGTAACGGCTGGCCTCAATTGCCGGCCTGATGTCCATTTTCCACTTGTCTGCTGCCATGTCCATTGTCGGCAGGCCAAACAGCACCGTTTGAACCCGTTCGAACAGGTGATACAAAATCGGGATGACGACGAATGCCAGGGTCTT